TAAATTTATTATTAATACTAACTGGTGTGCAGAACATACTCCTTGGTCACGTATTAAATTAAAAGAATCTTTTAATGAAATGCAGTGGGTTATGGGGTATAAAGATAAGGAAGGAATTACTAGAGGTACTAATAACAGTATAATTGGAGTAACCACTCAAGGAGATCCTGATAAAGCTAGGGGTAAACGAGGCCCCTGGATATTCTGGGAAGAGTGGGGTAAAAATCCACATCTATTGAAGTCTTGGGAAGTAGCCAGACAATCAATAGAAGAAGGTAGTATTTCGTTCGGTGTGATGGTAGGAGGTGGTACAGGTGGTACTGAAGGAGCAGACTTTAGAGGGGCAGAAGAACTATTTTATAGACCTAAAGGATATGGCATCCGTGCTCTTAATAATGTATATGATAAAAATACATCAGGTAAAGCCATTTGTGCCTTCTTCTTTCCTGCGTATATGAATAGATTAAATTGCTATGACCATAACGGTAATTCTGATGTTATAGCAGCTCTAGTGGAAATACTTGAAAGAAGGATAGATGTTAAATATGGTTCCAGTGAAATCAATGCATTAGTTCAGCATAAAGCTGAAATGCCCATTACTCCACAGGAAGCCATTATGCGTAGAGAAGGTAATATTTTTCCAATTGTAGATTTAAAAGAAGTTCTTGCAGATGCTGCCATTGATATAGAAAAATTTATAGCACCTCATTATATAGGTAATCTTAAATATGGTACATCAGGTTTAGTAGAGTGGGATATGCTACAACTTCATCCAGTGATTAGGGACTATCCTGCTAAAGATCTGTTAGATAGGGCGGGTAATATAGAAATATTTGAACAACCTGTTAGATTAGAGAGTGGAGTTCCACATGGTAGATATATCGCAGGAATAGACCCAATAGACAGTGATGAAGGATTATATACAAATTCTTTAGGATCAATCTTTATCTTTGATATGTGGACAGATAGAATAGTGGCTGAATATACTGGTAGACCCCCAAAAGCTACTGATTTCTATGAACATACATTAAGGTTGTTAAGGTATTACAATGCACAGGCAAATTATGAAAATAACATTAAAGGATTTTTTGCATATGCTGATAGATATAATATGTTACACTACCTTTGTGAAACTCCACAGATCTTAAAGGATATGGATTTAATTCGTGGTATAACTTTTGGAAATGCCGCTAAAGGTACACATGCAAGTAAACCTATAAATAGTTGGGCTAGAAAATTACAGGCAGACTGGATGATTAGTGATGCATACAATCCAATACAGGAAACCGCAGAATATGATGAACATGGTAATGAAGTAGAAAAGCCTAGAAAGCTTAACTTACAGACTATTAGATCTATAGGATACCTTAAAGAAGCTATTGCCTGGAATGCAGATGATAACTTTGACCGTGTATCAGCAATGGGGATGGTTATGATATTAAGAGAAGACCGTCTTAAATATTTAGATCGCAAGCAGCATAATATTATTACCGAACGCTTTAATGATAAATGGTTTTCCAGAATTGGTGGTTTTAATCCACGCTCAAGTAAGAAGAAAAAATTTAGCTGGAAAGATAGTTTACGTTATAGCACGATAGAAAAAAATTACGAAAAAACAGAATAAAACACTATATTTGTAAAAAAGATATATATATATGAGTACCAATAAAGAAATGTCAGGTAGCATATTATCTTTTCCTTACCAAAAAAGAAGTCGTAACAGCAAAACAAAAGCATTTTTTAAAGAATGTGTTGAGGCTGGTGATTTATTTGTGGGATTAGACATAGATAATGGCTTTCGTTCGACAATGAGAGAAAAAATCAATAACTATAATCTCATTAATAATATCGTTGATCCAGAGGAGGTTAAACGGGTTATTAACCCGCATGATCTTGAGGCGGAGTTTTCAGTTCAATATAAAAATTACCCTCTAATAAATTCCTACATGGCTGTTCTTCAAGGAGAAGAACGTGAGCTTCTATTTAATCCAATCATTACAATGACTAATCCAGATCTTCTAAATTTAAAGATAGAAGAAATGACTAGTATGCTTAATGAGCAGATAATCAATAAAGTAGTAGCCAGCCAATTTAGTGAGGAAGAAACAAAGAAATTAATAGACGATCAGTATAAATATTTAAGATTAAATTATAGGGATCGTAGAGAACGAATGGCTTCTCAAGTAATTCATTATGGATATCAACAGCAAAAGATGAAAGAAACTTTTAGCCGTTGTTTTGACGATTTATTAATTGCAGATGAAGAAATTGTAGTAACAGATATTCTTGGTGGAGAACCTATTTTAAGAAAAGGCAATCCCTTAAACTTCTTTACCATAAGAAGTGCTGATACACATAGGATGGAAGATTCTGATATTATTATAGAATTATCCTATTGTCCTGTTGGACAGATAATTGACGAGTATCATGATGAACTTACTCCAGCACAGATCAAAACCCTGGAAGGTGGATATTCCTTTAATATCTCCGCAAGTAGTAAATTGTTTAATAGGAGCTTAAAAAATCAACCAATTAATTTAGAAACCTGGATAAATCAAAATGGTGGGATTGGTACTGTAATAGAAGCCAACTCTCGCCAATCTACTTATTTGGGAGGAAGTTTTGATGAGTATGGTAACGTAAGAAAACTTCGTGTAGTTTGGAGAGGTATGCGTAAAGTAGGGATCCTTTCCTTTTTAGATGAACAGGGAGATATGCAGAAAACATATATTGACGAAGAATACCCACTTACAGATGAAGATAAAGAACAGGTTAAGTGGATCTGGTTAGGTGAGTGGTATGAAGGTACTAAGTTAGGAGATGATATTTTTGTTAAGATGGGACCTCGTCAGGTTCAATTCAGGTCTATGGAAAATCCTTCAAAATGTCATTCTGGAATAGTTGGTAACATCCTGAATGTCAACAGTTCAAGGGCTATGTCCTTTGTAAGCCAGAATAAAGACTATCAATTGGCATACAACTTTTATATGCACAAGCTTATAGAAGAACTAAAAACCTATAAAGGTAAGGTGCCAAGAATTAATACTACACTAATTCCAAATACTTTTACTATGGATCAGTGGCTTTTCTATATTGATCAGATGAAGATGGCTTTTGAAGATCCATTTAATGAAGGACAAAAAGGAGCTGCTATGGGTAAATTAGCAGGAAACTTAAACCAAAATAGTGGATACTATGAATTCGGAGATCCACAGATAATCAATAACTTACTTTCAATTCTTACCTTTTTAGAGAATCGTTTAATGGATTCTACTGGTATTACTCCCCAACGTAAAGGTGCTATAGAACAACGTGAGACAGTTGGTGGAGTAGAAAGGTCAGTTAAACAGTCAAGTTTAAATACTGGTAAATATTTTGGTATACATGATGACTTTAGAATTCGTGCGGTTACTACTTATTTAGAAACTGCTAAAGTAGCCTGGAAGGGTGAAAGTTTTAAGAGGCAGTTTGTACTAGATGATGGAAGTCAACAGCTTTTAGACTTTGATGGTGATGTATTTGCAGAAACTGAATATGGGATTTATGCATCTAATTCTGTTACTGATAAGGAAATGATGTCAACTTTAAAAAGCTTAACACAGCCCTTTATGCAGAATGGTGGTACTTTCTCAATGATTATGGAACTGTACCGTGCCCAAGATCCTGCTACATTACAGCGTAAATTTGAAGCTTTTGAAGAAAAATTACAACAGCAGGCTCAAGAAGCTGATAAGGCAAATCGTGAAGCTGAAGATGCTTATAGGGCTAGACAGGCTGAATTGGAAGCCGCTACTTTAGAATTACAGAAGTATAAAATAGATGCTGATAATGCTACTAAAGTTGAAGTAGCTAGAATTACTCATGAGGCTCCAGAAGAAGATCTGGACAATACTGATGAAGAAAAGTTGGCTATTGAAAAGAAAAAACTTGAAGAAACTATTAGAAAAAATAAGAGAGCTGAATCTCAAAAAGATACAGAATTACAGATTAAAAATAAAATAGCTAATAAAAGACCGGTAACAACTAAATGAAATATAGTTTACGTTATACCAACACTTTAATTTTTTTGTTAACTAAATAATTATTATATATATTTGTATAAACTAGCATAAACAGAGAAGAATATGACAAAAAAGGGAGCTTTTGACCAAAGTTTTAGCGACAGCGTAGATTTTGGTGACACAATGGACATCAATCAGATCTTAGATAATCTTCCTGCACTTGATGTAGATGATGATAATAGTGATGATGATGTTGACAACAAGAAGAAGAAGAATGATGATGATGACGATGTTTCTTTAGATATAAACAAAGTCCTAGATGCCCAGAATGCTGGGAATGATGATGATAATGACGGTGATGGTGATGATGATTCAGATGATACTGACGATGATAATAAAGATATAGATGGAAGCCCTGCTCCTGATAATATTAAATCGTCTTCTTCTGATGCTCCTTTTGCTGTTATTTTTGCTAGGGACTTGATGGAGCAGGGCCTTCTTTCTAATTTTGATGAAGAAGAATATCTTAAAGAAATTGAAGAACACGGACAAGCAAATGCTTTACGTAACCTAATAAGGACAGAAGTAGAAACTAATATTGAAGCCGCCAAGTCTGATTTAGATGAGGGCTATCAACAGTATTTAACTTTAGTTGGTAAGGGAGTTGATTCTGGTATGGCAGCCTCATTACTTACACTGCAGGAACGCTTTAATGGAATTGATGTAGAGGCTTTAGAAGATGAAGATTCTGTAGATTTAAGAAAATCTGTTCTTACGGATTATTATAGAATGACTACTCAACTGTCTGATTCTAAAATAGAAAAGCTTGTACAGAGAAGTATAGATTTAGGTGATGATGTAGCAGATGCTAAAGAAAATCTTGCAGTTATGCAGGATTTAGTAAATAAGCAGATAGAGGAAGAAAAAAAGACTGCTGAAAAAAATAAAGCATTACAAATTCAAGAAAATCAAAGGAGATTAGATTCTTTAAAAGATACTATTAATGCAATTAATGAAATTATTCCTGGACAGACTATTAACAAACAGACTAAGGTTAAATTATATGATTTAATCACTAAACCTATTGTTGATAAGGATGGCAGGACTACTAATGCATTATGGGCTAAAAGAGCTGAAGATCCTTCTACATTTGATGCAAAATTAGCTTATTTGGTAGAAACTGGATTTTTTGAAAAAGACAAACCTTGGACAAAAATAAAGTCAGTAAAAGTCAGTAAAGAAGCAAGTGCTTTAGAAGAAGCACTTAATAAGAAAAATAATACTGTTTCAAGAACAGGAAGATCTTTTGAGGGAGATGTTCATGATGACAATATTAAAGAAATAATAAAACAAACAAGATCAATTTTAAATAAATAACATTTATAAAACTTTCTAAATAAATTATATATGAATAGAATTAGTGCTCTACAAATTGTAGACCAAAAACATTGGAGTGGTCTTACCAGAGAGAGTCATTTAGGATGGTTAGGAATGCAGGAACCAGAGATTATCAGTAAAGTTATGAATAGGTTGTATGAACTTAATATAGGTTCAGACAACATTGTTTCCTTTATTAATAATCTTCCTACTGAATACATTAACGATGATGTAGCCTATAGGTGGTTTCTACAGGGATCAGATGAAAGAAGTATACCTTTGGTTACTGCTTCATATGATACTACTAAAA